ACTTGGTGTGTCATCAAGAGGTATGGGTTCTCTAAAAGCCGTTAATGGTATTAATATTGTTCAAGATGACTTTCATCTCGCCACAGCGGCAGATATTGTAGCAGATCCTTCTGCGCCTGGAGCTTTTGTTCAAGGCATCATGGAAGGTAAAGAATGGATGTTGGTTGACGGAAGATGGACAGAAGTTCAATATGAAGAAGCAAAGAAACAAATTCGTCAAGCTTCTCGTAAAGAAATTGAACAAGTAAGTCTACAAATATTCGAAAACTTCATCAAAAAACTTTAATTATAAATATCCATTATAAAAACAAGGAGATTCTCAAAATGGGAAAAACAAATCTGACAGATGCCGCTAAAGCAATTCTAAATGAAGATGCAAAATCAACTTTTGATGCATCAGTTGCTCGTGGCCATAAAGATGCACCTTCTAAATTACCTACTTCTGTTGCTTATGGCACCAAAGATGTTGGTGAAGTTGCTGGCGAAGTTAAAAAACAAGACGATGATGAGGGTGATTACACCAAAGGTGTTCCAACAGCAACACCTCCTGGCGCAACACCACCAGTTGGTTCACAACCAGCTGCTAAACTAAGTGGTCCAGCAGATTCACAAGGTTCTGAACACAAGGCCGTTCAAGCTGATGCAACAGACTACAATGCAATTCGTGATCGCATCAAAGCCAAACTCGCTCCACAAATGATGCAAGCAAATCCTGGTGCAAAATTTCAATCTTATGCTGAAGAAACAGAAGAAACAGAAGAAGAAGTTGTTGCCGAAGAAAAAGAAGGACATGAAGATGAAGCTGAAGATAAAAAGCTTATCAAGTCCATGATGAAGAAACAAAAAATGAAAGAAGATATGGATGCTGATGTAGACGCACTTCTTTCTGGTGAAAATTTGTCTGAAGAATTCAAACAAAAGGCTACCACAATTTTCGAAGCTGCCGTTATTGCTCGTTCACAGGCAATTTTGGAAGAAATCGAAGAAGCCTTGTATGAAGAATTCGAAGCTTCTGTTGAAGAAATCAAAGAAGATTTGGCCAATAAACTAGATGGTTATATTGGTTACATGGCAGAAGAATGGATGAAAGAAAATCAATTGGCTGTTGAAAAAGGTCTACGTGGTGAAATCGTTGAGGAATTCATTACCGGTTTGAAAGGCCTATTCGAACAACATTACATCGATATTCCTGAAGAAAAAGTTGATGTTGTTGAAGAATTGACAACCAAAGTTGAAGAATTAACAAATCAAATTAATGAACAAATTGAATCATCAGTTCAAATGAAAAAAGAATTGAATGAACATAAAAAGAATGAGGCTATACATGCAGTATGTGAGGGCCTAACGCAGACACAAGTAGAAAAATTAAAGTCACTCGCAGAGGGTGTTGAATTTACTACTGAAGAAGAATTCGCACAAAAATTGGAAACATTGGTCGATGCATACCTACAAAAACCAGTTAAAGTTGCTGAAAGTTCTGCTTTGACAGAGGAAGTTGAAATTGAAGAAGAAAAGAAACAAACCGTTTCTGTTGATCCTTTGATTCAAGCTGCCGCTCAATCAATCTCAAAAACATTGGTAAAATAAATAAAATTTACCTTAATAAAAATAACAAGGAGTAACCCCTCATGTTTATGACAGAAGAACTACAAAAGAAATGGCAACCAGTTTTGGAACATCCAGAACTAGAATCCATTAAAGACCCATACAAGAAAGCTGTTACAGCTCTTGTTTTGGAAAACCAACAACGTGAAATGTCAGCTGCTGCTCAGCAGTTGAACGAAACAACATATTCTGCTGCACCTACAAACGTCACTGGCTCTGGTGTTCAGAACTACGATCCTATTTTGATCAGCTTGGTTCGCCGTGCTCTTCCAAATTTGATTGCTTATGATGTTGCTGGCGTTCAACCAATGACAGGCCCAACAGGCTTGATTTTCGCAATGCGTGCTCGTTACAATGCTATGTCTGGTTCACCAAGCAATAGCAACGAAGCATTCTTCAACGAAGCCAACACAATTTTCTCTGGTGCTGGTTCAAGCGGAAACCCATACGGCTTCCAAGGTAATAATGCCACTGACGTTGTTACAAACACAGGTGCTGATTTGGTTGCTAACCACTTCACAACTGGTATTGCAATGACAACAAGCACAGCTGAAGGTCTTGGTGCAGATACCTCTACAGGTATGTTTAACCAAATGGCATTCAGCATTGAGAAAGTTACTGTTACTGCTCAAAGCCGTGCATTGAAGGCCGAATATTCTCTAGAACTTGCTCAAGACTTGAAAGCAATCCATGGTTTGGATGCTGAAACCGAGTTGAGCAACATTCTTTCTACAGAAATTCTTGCTGAAATCAACCGTGAAGTTATTCGTACAATCTATACATGCGCTGTTGCAGGTGCTCAGTATGGTACAACAACTGCTGGTGCTTTTGACCTTGACACCGATTCTAACGGTCGTTGGTCAGTTGAACGTTTCAAAGGTTTGATTTTCCAAATTGAACGTGATGCTAACGTTATTGCTAAGCAAACCCGTCGTGGTAAAGGTAACGTGATGATTGTATCATCTGACGTTGCTTCTGCTATGGCTATGGCTGGTGTTCTACAATATACTCCTGCTTTGTCAGCTGACCTACAAGTCGATGACACAGGTAATACCTATGCAGGTATGTTGCACGGTCGTATCAAGGTTTACATCGATCCATATTTCGGTGGTTACACAAGCAACCAAGAATTGGTTACAATTGGTTATAAGGGTTCATCACCTTATGACGCTGGTTTATTCTACTGCCCATACGTTCCTTTACAGATGGTTCGTGCGGTTGACCAGTATACATTCCAACCAAAAATTGGTTTCAAGACTCGTTACGGCATGGTTGCAAACCCATTCGCAACAGGTCTAACAACTGGCAACGGTGCATTGAATGCTCGTAGCAACGTTTATTACAGAATTTTCCAAGTTAAGAACTTGATGTAATTTACGAAACCACCAACAAGAGTGGTCCTACAGAGGGTGCTTCGGCACCCTCTTTTTAAAAAAGCAGCCTTGCACAGACAAAAGTAACGTCAAATGGAAAATTAACGTCTCACAAATAACAAAGAGCCTTACAAAGAAGAAGAGGTGG